AACCAATCAAGATCCAGGGATTCATCAAACCGAATGAAACCAGGAGCCTCTGCATCGGTAATCCGGAACCGGTAAAACAGCAGTGCTTTGGCCTTATTCGAAACTGCGAGGATCAGGGGTGAACCCTTGTATTTCCTGGAAGCCTTCACCAGCGGTTCCGCTTCGGATCCGAAAACGCCTTTGAGCGCAAGCACTCCCCGGGTCCGGCCTGCGAATGCATAAACCGATGAGGTATGATGCCCGCCGGAATCGACACAGGCACGTTTGATCCTCAACCCCCTTCCATCCTCGGATTCGAATTCGGTACGGTAATACGCGGCCAGACGGTCCCAGCACCGGCCCGAGCTCGGATCATCCCAAATGATGCTGTGTTCGATCACAAACAACCTTTCATCCCTGCCCCATCCGCAGACCGTGGTTTCCAATCGATCATCCTGAACATCGGTGCCTGCGGTCAGTAACAAAACCTCTTGCGGAACCGGGCGCAGTTTTTCTCGGCGTTCGTAAAGATCCAGGCCGATGGTGGAGCTCTCGCGGGTCTCATCCCATGATTCCCCAAGCACCAGGTTAACGAAGGTTTGCAGCCGCTCGGGCCGATCCTTCGAACTGAGGAATTCCCGGGCCAGTTCAGGAAGACGGATCCATGGTGAAACCAGCGCACTCAAATGGAATCCTGCGGTTCCGTGGAATGGTTCACGGGCGCGCCATTCTCCCTGTGAGACCGCATAAAGGCGTTGTGCCTCGGTCCATGGCTCCTCGCATGATCCGCAAACGATATGGGCGGTTTCAGGCTTTTTCTCGGCCCATTGGACCTGTTTCCATTCAAGCACCTGGAAAGTTTTGCAGTGCGGGCACGGCACCCAGAATTGCTGTTGATCCGATTCCAGATAAGCCTGCTCGATCCGTGAAACACCCCGTATCGTCGGAGTCGAAACCATCACGATTTTGCGGTTAAAATAGGTGCTGCTGCGTTTGATTGCGAGGCTCAGGGGATCCCCCTCCTCTCCCGCAGAAAAGGGCATACGGTCCACTTCATCGGCAAGCACAAGCCTGCAGGAACGGCTTGAAAGACTACTCGGTGAATTTGCTCCGGTAATGGATAGCGATCCACCAGGATAATGAAGTTGAAGCAGTGTCGATTCCGTTTCCCCGCGTTGCTTCGGCTCATTCAGTAATTCCTCGAGCAATGGTGTATCTTTCAGCATCGGGCGCAGCCGTAGTTTCGCAAAGGTCTGGCCCATTTCCAATGTTGGCTGAATCAGGATTGCCGGGCATGGCTCCTGATTGATGAAGAATCCAAGAATGTTTTCAATCACCGAGGATTTTCCAACTTGAGCAGATGCCATTAGAACAATCCGCTCGGTTCTCGGATCGTTAACCGAATCCATGATTCCGCGCTGGTATTCTGCCCGGGAAGTCCGCCATTGCCCAGGCTCGGCAGAGGATTCTCGAGATAAACGCCGGTGTGCATCAGCCCACTCGGAAACCTTCCATTTCTTCGGCGGTTTCCAGGCTTTACCGAGTTTTCGTAAAATGGGCGGCGGGATTTCTTGAAAGTTCTTCGAGTGCTTCGCGGATTCCATTCTCAATGAGCTCTTCGCAGGTGGTTATTTCGGTTTCAATCGATAGTTGCGGCGCAAGCCTGCCCGGGAGTACCAGGAGCCTCTGCTTTGCCGTATTGATCAGTTTTTCAAGCAGGGTTTCCACCGTCACGCGGCTTATCAGTTCGCCTTCCTTTTCCTTTACCTCGAATTCCCTAAGTTGCCTCAGGGCACGTTCCTTCCGAGCCCGTTCAAGCAGAAAATCGGGTTCGGCATCATCGGGTTCGGGTTGTTGCTCTGCGTAATTCAGCCAGGCGGATCGGCGGCCTATTGCGGTCAGCACTTCCTCTGCATCTACTTTGTTATCCGGTCCCAGGCGGATTCCCTTTCGGCGGGCCTGGGATCCGATGTATTGACCGGAGCAACCCGCAATCCGGCCGAGTTCGGTCCATGTTGTTCTCATTGTCATTGCCTATTGATATATCATATTTGATTGTTTTTGACTATGTTCGGGTCCTTCTACAGAATTTTTGTGATGGGGATTTCGAACCCTGATTAAAAAATGAGTCCGATTTAGCCAAACGGATTCAAATCCCTTTATCCTTATCTGCAGTAATTCATTTGCGTAAACGCCTCACCGATTTCTTCCAGTATTTCGACAGGTGGATCAATCCTCTTTCTTGAAATATTGTAATTAGGATATTCTCCAAAAACATCAGGGTGAATGGTTGCCGCAACCTCAACATCCGTTCGAGAGACATAACGCCCGGCCCAACTCTCGATAATGTGCTTTAATGGTAACCATCCTTTGACCAGGCACTTGGTTTTCTCTTTTCCATCCAACCACTCGTACGCAATTCGAATACAGTCATTATGTTCGTGGTACGGGGGCAAACTGTACTGAGTCACCTTTTTACCCTTTTCAATTTCTTTATCTGTCAGCATGCGAAACTCCTTGTTTCTTGATGTAAAAGTTAACTTGTAACCATTGTTTTTTGACTGGTAACAGTGGTAACAGTGGTAACGCCCTTTGTTTGCAATGGTTCAGCTGTTACCACTTCGTTTTTTTCTGTGGTAACAGTGGTAACAAATCCTTCGGGTGGTCCCACCTGTTACCACCATTTTTCGGCGAGTGGTAACACCTAATCCGTTCTGTCCGTAGGCTGTTACCACCGGTCCCACCTGTTACCACCATTTCGTGAATAGTTTGTAAACCATCAAGCATCAATCCCAACCCTTTGATGAAAAAACGTAACACCGTGTTTGCCCAAGCCCGGGAAGGCGGATATTCTGTTGTGCGTGTTTTTTGTCGTTATCCTGAAGAATCCTTTGATCATTCAGTAAGACTCGAATTGCATTTTTGTGATCCAGCCCGGCGCAAATCTCTTCCCTGAAGACTTCCGGAAGAACCAAATATTCTTTTTCATCCCCTTGATTCCTCCAGAATCCGGCACGGTTGGGAAACACTCGATTATCTTCTGGGCCACGTTCCAACGGTTCGAACCGCGATCCGCCATGTTTTTCGAAGAACAACCGAACTTGCTTGAGAATGTTTTGATCCTCCTTTGGACCAGAACCAAATTCTCGCAGCCAATCATGGAAACATTTCACAATTGATAACTCCGTTTCTTCTTTATCCCAATCACAGAAGCCCTCATGAGCAATCAGTTCTCCGGCTGCTGCCACCAAGCCGAAACGACGGGCTGCACGGTTAACCTGCCCAGAAGATCCTTCAGGCACGTATTTGTGTGTGAATATTTGAATTCTTTGAGGTAATTTTTCGGCCAGGTATTCCCGTTTCTCCACAACCCAACGCAACCAGGCCCGCCCAACGGTTCCATGAAATTTCCCTGAAGCATCCTTAAAACTCAGGGCTAATGCAGCACCACTTTGAAGATCATGCAATTGCTCAAAAACACCCAACCCCGCCCCGGCATCAGCAGGAATGTCCAGCAATCGTAATTCTTGTCCGGGCGTAGGTTTTCGGCGAACACGGGCCATCAGGTTGGATAAGGATTCTTCGCCGGTTGAAAGGAACAGCAGTTTCCAGGTGAGCACCTGCCTCGCCGATCCTGTTCGGTTGGCACGGGCTTTTTGTTTTCCATTTGCCAGAAGAAAAGCGGCTTCTCCGGCATGTTCAGGTGCAATTTCAGATATTTCATCAAGGGTTAAAAAACCGTCATTGTGCAGTGCGGCCAATCCTTCGAGGGCATTCGAAGTGCTACGCCACCCCCGTACTGCTTCCTCGGGTAATCCGTAAAACGATGCTGCAGCCAACAATAAAGATGTTTTCCCACTGCTCGAGGGACCACGAAGATGAAACCCGCCGCCTTCCACTCCGGAAAGGTCCAGCAAAGGTGCAGCAGCAGCACATGCAATTACGAATTGAGCACGGGTGTTACCTTTGGCCAAATGTCCTAGAGAATTCTTCCAATCTTCCAGGGAACCGGTTTGCTGATTGGCCTGCTGAATAGGTGAATCCAGTTGCAGCATGACCGGCTTATCATCTTTGCTTCCAATTGCTTCGTTTGATGTAACGTAAACACCATTATGCCAGCCGAGTTTTTCTACACTGCGAACCCGTAGTTCCACAGGCCAAAGTTTGATATAAACCAGCAAAAATTCCCGGGCCTTTCGATTCGGTGAAATCTGCAAACCCTTTTCTGCTAATTCCCGGCGGACTTCAGAACCATCGACTGATTCTAGAAGGGAAGCAGGGCAGGCCCATTGATGGAGTTCTTTATCAGGGTCAGTCCAACTCAGAAAACGCCCCCATCCATCCGAATTCACATTTCGACAATAGGCTCGAACTTCCAGTCGAGAACATATAAAAAGCGGCTCCTGGGGTTCGATATCCCCGTTTGCTGAAGCTTTCGGTGGCGGGCAGTAATAAACAGAATCTCTGCGTAACTGAAATTCTCCACCGGCAAAGGGGAATTTAGTAATATTGGTTTCGCCGGTTTCACTCTTTTCTAAGGCATCCTCAAAAATACAATTGATTGAAATAAAATCGGGTTTAAGCCCCTCCCAGGTCCTCTTACAATCCGCTTCTCCCATGAATCCGCGTTCCGCCGTGCGTGACCATTCAACCCAAATCTCATACGCTCTCGGTAATTTTGAATTTTTTAATGCCATCCCGTAACGGATCCATTTTTCCCGATCCGATGCATCCCACTTTTTCAGTGCATCACGGATAACTTCTTCATTATTTTCTTCCGGGAACCATTTTTCTTGGGGTTTGTTTTCGAAGTTTTTCTGGGCATCCTGGGTGTTTTTTATTTTCACCTCGTTTGATTCGTGCCATTGAGATACATCCAATTCCACTGCATCGGGGTTGATCGCGGTTTCCGGATCATGCGGAATAAACATAAATTTGTTCTTAGGCCGGCATGAAGCATCAATTTCTGTATCAAATGTATTTTTTATATATTTTTGCGCAGCATAGAATGAATCATCATGGTTGATCCCTGGATGCTTCGGGATCCTCATTCCCGCTTTTACTCCATTTCCCGAGGGGCTCAGCGCACAAAAAAGAATGTGCTTGTCACCGGCTAACCGGTCCTTCAATGCCTGAGGGTCTTTTTCGTGATCAATATCTATTTGAAGAATCCCCGTGTGTACCGGTTTTTTCGTTTTCGCAATTCGACCATCCGGATATCCGGATAAAAAAATGCCTGGAAGTTTTTCCTTCAACTTTTTCCAATGGTTTTTATTCTGCTCAGATTCGTTATTTTCGAATGCTTTGCGGGCCTGGCGTACGTCATCAATCTTTTTTGAAAGCCCGTCGGATCCTGTAAGGCATTGCTCCAAGACCTCTCCGAGAGTGGTTGTGGTCACCTCTTTATCCGATGCATAACGTAATGCCGGTAAAGTGATTTGAGTAATTTCGGTGGGGAGTTTTAGAGTGGCTTCAATCTTGTCTTTGGACATAACTCAACCTTCCATGGTCGAGCGCATTGATGTTCCGGAGGGATTGGGATAAAATGAAGAATCCGAAACATTCCTGCGCGTTTCGATAATTGGGCCCGCGTCACCTTCTCGTGGACCGGGCCCGATGCTTTTTCGCGGCAACCGCCGCAGCTTCCCTTAATTCTTTTTCTAGTTTCTAGTTTCGATTCGATTACCGGCAAGCCAGGCCTGGATATCCGGAAGGGAATAACTCACCCTTCGCCCCGT